ACTTATCCATTAACCAAAATTTTGTTTTCTGGTCAGAGAACTTTCGAAGATCCCGAAACTGAATACGATGCGTATTTGGTAATTGGAACAAAATAGACCTGTGCCTTAGGACCGGGTGGGCGGCTACTGCCTTGACTTATACAATTCGCTGCTGTATAATCTAGAGTGTAGCAACTTTTTAAACTTCAACTATTATGATAATTTGGTTCAATTGTAAAATTACAGATCAACGACTTAACCCCCAAAGTATAATTAGATATAATCTCAGAGACGACAACAGGTTTGACATCGCAAAATATAGTTTTGCCAGCTTTGCACCTTTGGAGCCGCTGACCAGCAAGTTTATTTTTAATCTCGAACTAGCGGACAGTCACAGTGGTCGACAAGCAGAAATGGAAGCATGGCTTAAAGGAATTTTTCCTGCTGACAAATTAAGTATCCATTGGTACAGAGCAAACAATATCAGTCAATGGCAGGAAATTAAAGAAGAAATCGATCAAATCGATGATGATTTAATTTTTCCTGCAGGCAATGAAGATCATATTTTTTTAGACAGCAACATCGAAGTATTCAAACGTGGACTAGAACTTATTAAACAAGACCCCAGTCCTTATGCTACATTGATGACCAGTCATTATCCAGAAAGCATTAGGGCTGCACATTATTTCAAAGGCACCCCCAGCAGTTGTGGTAACTATGTCAGTTATGAAATGGTTAACAACGATGCTATTCGGGTTATAAAGAAGCAATATTTTGAATGGTATCTAGATACTGCAAAAAATTCTGACGCATTGCTTTTCAGAACTGAACATTGGAACAACATTGGTATTTTATCCAATAAGCTATATATTCCCACTAAAGAACAGTTTAGACACTTTGACGGATATGCTCATGTGCAGGTAGGTGCAGATACTTGTCCTCCATTAGAGATTCCTGCAGGATTTTTCGATGGTATGACTGTTCGATATGGATACAGCGACAGACAGCAAGATGCTGTCAATATTAACCCAATGGCTGAACAACTTTATACAGTTGATCACGAAAAAGGCGCCGATTATCGATATACTCTAGATGAGTTACCTCTATTCTGGAAACAGTATATTAAACAAACAGATATTTCCGCCGATGTTGACCAATCGAAAATGAATCAAGCCTACGATACACATCTACTACAAATGACTAGAGTAAATGTAAATTGGTTTCACATAGGCGCCCGGTTTGATGAATCTAATTATCCTCCGGCAAACTGGATCAACAATCACACAAAAGAATACTTGTTCTACGAGTAAATTTAATATATAATACATTTTTAGGAGCATATATGAGCGATTACAATCGAAGTTTTAATGGCGAAGCAAAAATCAAGTTGACCCAACTTATTAACGAGGGTATGACTGTTCTTCAAGAAATTGAAGACTTGAATACCGGTCTAAACGAAACTATTAAAGCCATTGCAGAAGAACTAGAGATTAAACCTGCTACATTAAAAAAAGCCGTTAAAATTGCACACAAAGCCAAACTAGGCGAAACTAATCGAGATCACGACGAACTTAATACTATTTTGGAAACAGTGGGCAAGACTCTTTGAACGATTTGTTGTATAATACCTTTGCATGGATTAAAGATGATTACCGCACTCATCCTTTTCGTTTTTGCGTTGAGTTGCTGGCTTGGAGTATTAGTATTGGCTGTAGTATTACAATGGCGGTCACTGTCCCTAACCCTCCGCTTATTGTTTTGTATCCAATTTGGATTCTTGGTTGTTCTCTCTATGCTTGGGCTGCTTACACTAGAAAGTCTTTTGGCATGTTGGCTAACTACCTCTTGTTGACAACCATTGACACTGTTGGATTAATAAGGATGGTAATATAATGTCATATGTGGACGCACTATTCGATAAACAAAAAGATCGTATCCATGTTGTAGAGCGTGTTAATGGTATTCGAGAATATAAAGAATATCCAGTTAACTATGTATTTTACTATGATGATCCCAGAGGAAAACATAAAACTATATATGGAACCCCTGTAACCAGATTTGCCACCCGTAACGGTAAAGAATTTCAAAAAGAATTACGGATGCAGAATGGTAAAAGACTATGGGAAAGCGATTTTAAACCTGTATTCAGATGCCTTGAAGAAAACTATCTCGGTGCTGAACCGCCTAGGTTGCAAACGGCGTTCTTCGACATTGAAGTTGATTTTGATCCGCAGCGCGGATTCAGCCCGGTCACGGACCCGTTTAATAAAATTACTGCAATAAGTGTATATCTAAATTGGTTAGACAAACTGGTAACATTGGCTATTCCTCCGAAATCCATGAGTTGGGAAACTGCGGAAGAAATTTGTGCTAAATTCAGTGACTGTTATATTTTCGACAGGGAAGAAGATATGTTAGATACATTTCTTAATCTCATCGATGACGCAGACATCTTAAGTGGGTGGAACAGCGAAGGATATGATATTCCCTATACTGTTGGACGTATTACTCGCGTGTTAAGCAAAGACGATACTAGACGTATGTGCCTATGGGGACAATTTCCTAAACAACGAGAGTTTGAAAGATTTGGTGCAACTAATATAACATTTGATTTAATTGGTAGAGTGCATATGGACTATATGCAACTATATCGAAAATATACTTACGAAGAACGTCACAGCTATAGTTTAGATGCTATCGGAGAATATGAGTTAGAAGAACGTAAAACAGCCTATGAAGGTACGTTAGATCAACTATATAATAAAGACTTTGAAACATTTTTAGAATATAACAGGCAAGACACTCGCTTGCTTGCTAAACTAGACAAGAAGCTACGTTTCTTAGATTTGGCGAATACCATTGCTCACGATAACACGGTGTTATTGCAGACAACAATGGGCGCAGTTGCAACCACAGAACAGGCAATTATCAATGAAGCACACAGTCAAGGATTGGTCGTTCCTAATAGGAAAGGCAGAGAAGAAGATGGAGACACGCAAGCGGCAGGTGCCTATGTTGCTTATCCCAAAGTCGGAATGCACAAATACATTGGAGCCATCGACATCAACAGTCTCTATCCCTCGGCTATTCGAGCCCTTAACATGGGACCAGAAACAATCGTAGGACAGTTACGTCCTGTAATGACAGATCGTTATACTAAAGATAAAATGGACAGTGGAGACAGTTTTGCAGCTTCGTGGGAAGGATTATTTGGCAGTCTAGAGTATGAAGCAGTAATGCGAGGCGATCCCGGAGTTGAAATTACCATAGATTGGGAAGCCGACGGAACCAGCGATGTATGCAGTGCGGCTGACGTATGGCGCATTATTTTTGACAGTAACAAGCCTTGGATTCTAAGTGCCAATGGTACAATTTTTACCAGTGAACGCAAAGGTATTATTCCAGGTCTACTAGAAAGGTGGTATGCTGAACGTAAACAAATGCAGGCCAAACTTAAAGAATGCACTACTCCCGAGGATCAAGAGTATTGGGATAAACGACAATTAGTTAAAAAGATTAATCTGAATAGTTTGTACGGTGCTATTTTAAATCCAGGCTGTAGATTTTTTGACAACAGAATCGGTCAAAGCACTACCTTAACAGGAAGAGCTATTGCTAAACACATGGATAGTTTTGTCAATGAATGCATTTTTGGCAAATATGATCATACTGGTGATTCAATTATCTATGGTGATACTGACTCTGTATATTTTAGTGCATGGCCCGCTGTACAAGCAGATGTCGAAGCTGGTCGAATGGAATGGAACAAAGATATTGCTGTTCAATTATATGATAGTATAGGAGAAAAAGTTAATCAAAGTTTTCCTGGTTTTATGGAAAAGGCTTTTCATTGTCCTCGACAGAATGGGTCTATTATTAAAGGTGGCCGAGAACTGGTGGCTATGTCTGGGTTGTTCATCAAGAAAAAACGATATGCTGTTCTTATCTATGATAAAGAAGGTAAACGTTTAGACGTCAAAGGTGCAGAAGGCAAAGTAAAAGCCATGGGCTTAGACTTAAAAAGAAGCGATACTCCCAAGGTTGTGCAGGACTTTTTAAGTGAAATTCTATTAGATGTGTTAACTGGTACTGACAGAGATTCTATCATTGAAAAAGTTCGAGAATTTAAGATTAAGTTTCAAGAAAGACCTGCATGGGAAAAAGGAACACCCAAACGAGTTAATAACTTAACTAAGTACACAGCCGAAGAAACCAAGCAAGGCAAAGCAAATATGCCCGGACATGTCAGAGCAGCCATGAATTGGAACAATCTTCGTCGTATGCACAGTGATAACTATAGTATGCAAATTGTTGACGGTATGAAAGTTATCGTATGCAAATTAAAGGACAATCCTCTAGGCTATACTAGTGTAGCTTATCCTGTAGATGAAACACACATTCCCCAATGGTTTAAAGATTTGCCTTTCGATGATAACTTAATGGAAGCAGGTATTGTGGATCAAAAAGTAGAAAATTTGCTGGGTGTACTAGATTGGAAAATTGCCGAGAGTACTAACATTAATAGCACATTTGACTCTTTGTTTAGTTTTTCAGATTAAATTAAAATTGTAGGTTAATATGAAAATAAGCGATTTAGTCAAAATTAAAGAAAAATTAACAAAATTTAGTTCTTTAACTTTTTCATCTTTATTAGAAAATAAATCAACAGAAACAAATTCGTATATATCTAATCAACTGAGTTCGAATATTTTTGGTGTTACAAAAGAAAAATTCTTGGATAATTTAAATAAACTTACATTGCAATCAGATGCCACCGATCTTGCTCTATTAGAATTATTACAGAATGTTGATTATCTAATAGAAGAACAGGCTAAAGATTTTTATGTCAGTGATTATTTAATTAATGAAATACCGGCAATCGGTGTCACAGATGTACATAACGAAAGACAGTATAGAATTACAATCTGCGATCAGGAAATTAAACAAGCTGTGATCGCAGAAATAAAAAAATATACAAATTTTAAATACCCGGCATTAGAAATAGGACCCGGGGATGGTCAATGGACCGAATTTATGGTAGCTGCCGATCCTTTATATCTAGTAGATATTCATTCAGAATTTTTAGAATCCACCAAAAGCAAGTTTCCTATAGAATATCAAAGAAGATTAAGAAATTACCTATTAGGTTGGCACGGTGTCCCAGCCATGGATTTGTCGATGCTTCCTCAAAATCAAATGAGTTTTGTTTTTGCTTGGCAAGTGTTTGATTTCTATGCGTTGGATAAAACTAAATTGTATTTAGAACAGTGTTTTAACGTAATGCGCCCAGGGGGTGTTATGATTTTTAGTTATAACAATTGCGAATATAGCTTGGCTGCCGCACATGCGGAAACTGGTTTTAAAAGTTGGATGCCTAAAAAAGTATTGATCAATACCTGTAAAGAATTAGGATTTGAAATACTAACCACTGAAGACACACTGTCTGGTTTTTATTGGATAACTATTAAAAAACCCGGAGAACTTAAAACGATAAAAGCATCGCAATCGATGGGAAAAATTATTTCGTAAAGCACTTGATTTTTCTAAATAATCTATATACACTAACACATTACTGGAGAACTTATGAAAGACCACCTATTAGATATTGTACAACATACTCATGGACTCGGTGTCATTGATCTTGTTAAAATAACCGGAACACAAAATGACACAACATTAGAAGCAATTGCAGAAGATCGCAGTGTTATTTTACAGGCCAAATTTAAAGGACCGCTGGCAGATTTTATTGGAACATTCGGCATGCCGAATTTAGGCAAGCTCAACACTGTGCTCAATATCCCTGAATATAAAGAAGATGCTAAAATTACTGTTAGTACGCAAGATAAAAACGGAGAGCAAATTCCCGTAGGCATTCATTTTGAAAATAAAGTAGGAGATTTTAAAAACGATTATCGTTTTATGAGCAGTGAAATTATTAATGATAAACTTAAAAGCGTTCGAATGAAACAAGTTGCATGGAACGTAGATATTGTACCCAGTGCGGCCAATATTCAAAGACTTAAATTTCAAGCTAGTGCGAATAGTGAAGAAAATAATTTTGTTGCTAAAATCGAAAATGGAAATTTAAAATTTTATTTTGGAGATCATAGCAGTCATGCAGGTAATTTTGTGTTTCAACAAGGAGTAAACGGAAAATTGTCTAAGGCATGGGCATGGCCTGTTGCTGTAGTTATCAGTATTCTTAGCTTGCCAGGTGACAAGACTTTTAAGATCAGTGACGAAGGTGCTGCAATGATTACTGTTGACAGCGGTATTGCAGAGTATAATTATATTTTGCCAGCACAGACTAAGTAATGGATCTTAAAAATCAATTAATTAATTATTGGTCTCACAAAGGACACACATTTGGTCAGTGCTTTATTAATCGAGAACTCGATCTTATGTATGTCAACATACCCAAAAATGCAAGTATGTTTGTTAGATCAAATTTACCATTAATCGACAAATGGGCATGGGAAAATTATTATTTAACCACTAGAACAAATAAAATATTGGCTATATTAAGAGATCCAATAGAACGTTGGTTGTCTGGACTGGGGCAAATATATTATCAGACTGATTTTAAAGAATCAGATATGTCAAATAGTTTTTTACGTTTATTGTTTGACAAAGTAGGCATTGACGATCACACAGAACGTCAAGTATTATTTCTAAATGATTTAGATATTAATAAATGTATATTTTTTAAATTCGACGATAATCTTAGCTATAATATTAGTGGATTTTTTAAAACAGAATTTAATATCGACCATGATCTTACATTATCACAAAAAATAAATACTTCTTCCGAAGATATAAGAAAAGAAAATATTAAAAATATATTTAGAAAATTTATCAACAAAAACCCTTGGTTTAAAAATAAATTATTAATGTATTACGAAGAAGATTATAAATTATTAGCGCAAGTCACTTATTATGAATATAGATGATCTCACAAGTAAACAGAATGACTACGCAGTATTTTTACCTGCATTAAGTAGTTTCTATGCCACTTATGTAGGCAAGCAACGTCACGACCCTACCTACATTGATGCACAACGTTTGCCTGCAGATTTTGAAAACGGGGTCGAAGGACTAAATTGGCTTAATAATAAACAGGGTTATTTTCATTATAAGTGGGCATTGTACAGTGCAGGTCATGCTAACTTAGACACTAACAAATCTGATCCCAAAGAGGATATGGTTCGTAACCGTGATCCTAACACATTCGTACTGGGCGACAGTGGTGGATTTCAAATTGGTAAAGGTGTATGGGAAGGTAATTGGAAAGATTCATCTTGCCCCAAAGCACAAAAGAAACGCGAACAAGTTCTTGCATGGATGGATGCTTACATGGACAGGGGTATGATTTTAGATATCCCTGCGTGGGTCGCTCGCAGCCCTGCGGGACAACGAGCCACAGGTATTAGTACCTATGCCGAAGCAGTTCAGGGCACATATATAAACAACGATTATTTTATGGCCAATCGAACAGGTCGTTGTAAATTCTTAAATGTCCTCCAGGGCGAAAATCACACAGAAGCAGATGACTGGTATGATCGTATGAAAAAATACTGCGATCCTAAACAATACAGTCAACCATTTAACGGTTGGGCTATGGGTGGTCAAAATATGTGTGATGTTCATTTGCTATTACGTAGACTTGTAGCATTGCGTTTTGATGGTCTACTAGAACCAGGCTTACATGATTGGATGCACTTTTTAGGCACTAGTAAATTAGAGTGGGCCACTTTATTAACAGATGTACAACGTGCAGTTCGCAAATATCATAATGAAAACTTTACTATTAGTTTTGATTGTGCAAGTCCTTTCCTAGCAACAGCTAATGGACAGATTTATTATGATGTGGTTACTCCAGACAGAGCCAAATGGAGTTATCAAATGCAACCTAGTGTAGACAATAAAAAATATGCTACAGATACACGACCATTCGGTGATACAGTATTGCAAGATAAAATCTTTGATACATTTTTGCAGAGTCCTATCAGCGAACGATTGAAAATTAACGATGTATGTTATTATAAGCCTGGAGACTTAAATAAAATTGGTAAGGAAGGTCGCACTAGTTGGGACAGTTTTAGTTACACTCTGCAAATGGGGC